ACTTCAGGTGCATGTTTGTTTATACTGCGCCTGATGTAATCCAATCCACCATCAACCATGTACACCCAGCCATTAGCATCCTCATACTCTTTGTAGTCGTGTCGTGTTCTTGACTCTAATATGGTTCCGTCTGGTGTCTGTATGGCATTGCGTAGTAATCTATTCATCCTCAATCTCCTCATTAAGTTCAGCTAACTTGTTACCTAACTCAAGTAACATCCAACTAGGCCATGCACAAAAACCTCCAACGTTGAAATAAATAACATACCCTGCATCAGTCTCACGTACTATCTCTGCTAATAGTGGGGTATTCTTTGCTGCTACAAAGAGGTCAGTTGTACCTTCTTGTGTTATGTAGTAAATGGCATCCTCTATATACCTACCTTTAGTACAGCCCATACCAAAGCCTTGCTCATCCTTATGTACACCATTGACTACAGGGATACCTCGTTGACATCCATCACATTGGTTGTTCATTGTTCTCTCCAATTAAGCTGCATCTCATGGTGTACAATGTAAGCCTTGAGCTACACTTTAACGCGCTATTTAGTGTGCGATATGCACATTTTTATGCACTTCAGTGACCTAAGTTTTGACTATAATAATGTACAAATGGGCTGTTTAAGGCTGTTTTGCCTAGTATTATGAGCAACGCTGCTGCTGTAAATTTACTCATTAGCTCCTACCTCTTCGTCATACATCTCCTGAGCTTCTTCATAGCCTTCCCAAGCGCGTACACCGCAAGCGTCAAGACACTCAAGAAAATGTGAGTCTTTCTCAACAGCATTAAAGTAACCTTCATCAACTTCAATTAGTCTTCCCATATTGTGCCTCTCTTATATAGTTGAATAGCTGTGTTTAGGTCACAGTTGAAACCTTCCATAATCTCTACAAATACTTCCATGAACATCATGTGCAGTCCCAATCCTCTTCTATACAGTTCCTAGATAATCCACGCTTAATAGCGTCTTTTGGACGAGTGTCTTCACCTAGAGGTACTGGAGACTTATTGAATAAAGCTTCCCACCCTGCATCGTATTTATCTGTCTTAGCCTTAGTACGAATAGGTAGTCCTGTTGCATTACTTATTGCTGTCACCACGGTCTTGTAACTCCTTAATAATAATCTTCTCAACTCTGGCAATACCTTTAGCCGATGAGTAAAGGGAGTAGCGAATACGCCACCCCCAATAGATTTTTTTAATGTAATTTACGAAACTCATACCAGATCAACTAGCTCACATGAGTTGCCTGAACAAGCGAAGGACTGTGAACCTACTGTTGTATCTTCTACTTCATAGTCAGCCAACTTTGTCCAATCAATTGCTTTAGGCATAAGAGCTAGGAACTCTTCATACTTATCCTTAGTGCATTCTTGATATGGTGCTTGTTGGTAGATATGTTCGTCATAAGGTAAGAAGCTAACACCTGACATCTCATCAAAGTTTGCATACACAAATGCACCCACTTCCATCCATTCGTCTTTAAGAACGTTAATGGTTACTGAGGGTTTGTGTTCACACCAATGACGCTGATATAACAACCAAGTCTCTAGCTGCTCAAGTGCAGTAGTGTTCTTAGTAAGTACCGCGTTTTTAGGAGACTTCTGAGGGAAGCTAAAGACTGCTGTAGAGTCAGGCTTATGGGCGCAAGGTTCCATAGGAATGCCTTGGTCTGTCATAAACTTAGTCAACGGGTCTTTAACATCTGAACGAACTGTACGGATGTAGTATTCGCTATGACGTGCATGGATACCTGAAGCTGAGTTAACAAGCTGTGACACAGTGCCACTAGGCTTAACACAGGTAATTGCGGTACTGACAGGGATGCCTAACTTCTCAGCCCATTCAGCATTAACTTCTACTGCTATGCTCTGAAGATGCTCTAGTAATGCAGGCAACTTAGGGTTAGCTGAGGTAGTTAAAGGGTTATCCATAATGCCTGTTAGACTTACACCTAATAGACGTTCTTCTTCTGTATTCTTCTGCCATACTTTACGTAGGTAAGGAAACTTAGTGTAGGTTGATTGCAATGTGCCAATGATTGTGGCGATTGCTACCTTACGTTCTAAGTCCTTCTTGGTATCTGTAGCTCGTACAACTACTTCAGACAAGTTACAGAATTGGTATGGTCTTAGTATTATTTCTGAACCGATATGTTCAATGAGAATCGCAACACTCTCATCAGTTCTCTTATGAACTTCTATACGTCACCGCATAGTCCAGACTATATCATCATCCGTTTTTCAAGGATGTTACGCTTTTCGAGTATCATTAGCTTATACCCTACTCCCTTGCGGGATAGTCGTTGCACGTTCCTTACATCGTAAGACATAAGGCTTCGCTCAGGATTGTCTCTACTGGGTAGAGGTGTTCCCTGAATTAACGCAATTCTTCGGAGTGGGTTTCCCCACTAAGCCGCCATTGACGGGTTGGTTCCAAACTCAAAGTCAGCATCACGCCTTCCATTCTTAGCTGCTTGCTTCTGTGATGCTACACGGTTAAAGATACCTCGTTCACCAGTACCACTCTCTACTAGGCTTAACCACTCTCGCATGAATGCTGTTGAGTCAGGTTTAGTCGTGTAGGCGACACTGTTGTTAGCTAGGTTACGTTGTCCGTTCTGCTCCCAGTAAGCTCCACTCTTAGCATGACGCATACGGTCATCTGATAGGTTCGATAGGCTAATCATTGCTGATCTACGTACACCACCTACTACAACTACTTCACCAATTTTACACATGATGTCATGGCACTGGAGGCTGGTAAGCTTCTCGCCTTTAGCTTCTTTAAACGTACCAATGACAAAGTTAAATAGATCAACTAAGGGTGCAGGGCCACTAGCACGACCACCGAAGGTCTTAAGCTTGGCACCTGCTGGACGTACTCCTGACACATCCCATTGAGGAATGTCACCAGTATATAGAACCATAATTAGACGGCGTAGAGCCTTAGCCCAACCTTCCTTGCTGTCGGCTACCTTAATGACTTCATCAGTGTCTACAAGCTCTGAAGGAATCTCAGGTAACTTAGATACATTCTGACGTTCAACAGAGAAGCCAACACCCGTACCACACAGTAAGATAAACATGGCTTCATCGAAGCTACGAATGTCATCTACTGGTAGGTATGAGCAGTTGTACCCTGCTACGTTGTCACGGTCAAAAGCCTTACCAGAACTCATCATAGCCCTCATAGAAGGCATAACATCTAAGTTAAGGACAGCCTCACGGATAGCCATAACAGTTTCATCTGTCTGAATCTTAGGTAAGACTAGGTTAGTTACGTACCGATCTACAGTTTCTCCCCAACTCTCCCTACGGTTTTCTTTATCCAACCACTTGGCATAGCGGCTGGTGTGAATAAATGCTTGGTAATCTGTGGGAAAGTAAGTGTTCATGCTGTTCGGTATTCCTCTTCTAGCTCTGATATAAGTTTGTTGATGTAGTAGCGGCACTTAAGAAGGTCTTGCATAGGCGTACCTTTGAACGGGTGTCGTGTTAGGTACTTAATTACATTGCCCTCACAGAAGTTAAGTTCGTTGGACATGATGTAATCAATGGGCTGGATGCCAGCTTGTGTGTAGTGAGGGGGTTGGTTGATAAGATCAAGAGTGGGTTCGATACGCTTCTTTTTAGACATGAGGTACTTCCTTTAATATGATTGGGGGGTTCCAAAGAATGGGTTCATCGTCCCAAAGCTCTGCTGTGAGTATTCGGGCCATACGTGCATTAAGTAGTGCGTCTTCTGCATCACCTTTGTATGCTTTCAATACGCCTTCCCAAAGTGACTCAGGAGTGCCTCTATGTTTCTCTATGATCTTTCGTGCAGTGACTTCACCAATGCCTTTGCATCCGTAGTAACCGTCAGTAGGGTCGCCCTTGAGGGCTTGAGTTATGAAGTTTTCGTAAGCTTCTTCAGGAGTGATATGAAGGATTGCACCGTCTTTCCAGATACGTGCATCAGGGATAGTGACCATATCTTTGTCGTCACTTACGATGAGATAGCGGTCAGGCTCTTGGGTAGCAAGAATGCCCATAGTGTCGTCAGCTTCGATACGATCTAGGATGACGTGGTTAAACTCTTCTTTAATAAACTCAATCAAAGGAGCCAAGCACATAGGTCTACGAGTTTTCTTACGGTTAGCTTTGTATAGCGGGTTAATCTCTTTACGGAAGTTACGTGGACTAGATATAGTTGCTACTACTTCTGTAAGCCCTGTCTCTTTCTTAATGGATTCAACCTTACTTACAAAGGCTGCAAAGACTTCATTCTCGTAGCAGTGCAGTGTCCATAAACCATCACCCCAGTTAACGGGCTTTTCTAGGGCTGCTGCAATGCGGTAAGCAATTAAGTCACCATCAAGCAGGAGCGTATTACGTTTTGTCTTGGCTACCATTTTGGACATTCCTTATGTTTAATTAACGAGGCGTAG